CTGTTGGTGGGAAGCTTGATAAGGGGGACCTCGGTCCCCCTTTTTTTTCTTGTAATTTGCTGTATAGTTTCAGCATCCCCGGAACAACCGGGAGAGCAGACGGTCCGGGCCGACGACATGCAGACTGCCTCCTTAACTCGCATGTGAGGAACTTGCAATGGCTAATACCCACTTTTCTGGCCCCGTACTCTATTCTGGGAAAAACACCAGCGAATCGCTTGCCGGTATGGCGGAGATGCCTATTGGCATCAACCCTGCTTACTTCTCAATCATTGACGACTTCACTGGTGTAGCGTTTGACTCCACCAACGACTGGACTGTTGTCAAGGATACTGGGGCTTCTGTTTCCATCGTCGCGGATACCGTTGGCGGAGAGGTTACACTTGCTTCTGCTGCTACCACGGACAACGATGGTGCGTCGATTCAGGGCAACGAGGTGTTTGCAGTTGCTACTGACAAGATGATTTTTTTCCAGACTCGTCTGAAGTGTAACGACGCAGACCAGACAGACATCTGTGCTGGCCTTACCGTCAACTTTGCCACCAATCCCGAGAACATGCTGACCGCAGCGGATCGCATTGTGTTTCAAGTGGACGACGGCAATGCCTCCATTCTCTGCAAGACGGAAAAGAATGGCACTGAAACCTCCACGGACTCGTTGGTTGATCTTGCTGACAACACCTACGTCGTGCTTGCCTTTGCTGTAAACAGCACGGGAAGTGTTGAGTTCTTTGTCAACGGCAACTCGGTGGCGACCCACACCACCAATATTCCGGATGACGAAAACTTGACGGTTGCTGCAATGAGCCTATCGGGCAGCGCCTCGGGTACTCGCGAGACGATTCTGGACTACATTATTGCGGTTGAAACCCGCTAATAGGGGGCTCGCATGAGCTTTAGCAACATCCAAGTCGTCACCAAGACGGCAGATGCCTCTGCGATAACTGGACGCACCCGTGTAGTAGGTGTTTATTTCACCTGCACAAACACGGCGGCGTCCTTTGCTCTTAAAGACGGAACGACCTCGTCTGGCACTACAAAAGCGACAATTACCACCCCTGCTGCTGCTGGCGGATATGACCTGATGATCCCAGATATGGGCGTCTTGTTTGAAACCGGGGTGTTTATCGATGTCAGCAGTGCTGAAGTGACGAGTGTTACGTTGTTCTTTGAAGGCGGAGCCGCTGCCTAATGGCAACGCGCAGTAAGGGCATGGGCATCAAGACTTCGGTGAAGTCGGGTAATTTCCGGCCCACCAAGTCTGGTGCAGGCATGACAGCAAAAGGTGTTGCAGCTTATCGTCGGGCAAACCCCGGAAGTAAGCTGCAGACCGCTGTTACTGAAAAGAGCCCTACGGGCGCCCGCGCAGCGCGACGCAAGTCGTTCTGTGCCCGCTCGGCCGGCCAGATGAAGCAGTTCCCGGAAGCAGCGAAGGACCCTAACAGCCGGCTTCGGCAGGCTCGACGACGGTGGAAATGCTGATGAAGAAAGCGGCTCCGAAGAAGTCGAAAGTCAACGCAGCGGGCAACTACACAAAGCCCGAGCTGCGGAAGCGACTGTTCAATCAAATCAAGGGGCAGGCAACGCAGGGCACTAAGGCAGGGCAATGGAGCGCCCGTAAAGCGCAGCTTTTAGCTAAAAAGTACAAGGAATCTGGCGGGGGTTATCGTGCTTAATATCGAAGCGTTTCGCATTAAAGACGGTTGGAAAGGGAATCTGCCAAGTGGTCCTGTTCAAATGATTGACGGGCACATGTTGGATTGCGCCAGCCATGACGAAGGGCCATGCACTTGTGGTACTCAGGAGGAGCTTGAAAGCCTAGTTCTTGAAGAAGCAGGGTTGAACGCCGAGGACACTGAGTGAAGAAGCCGCAGGAGTCCCTGAAGAAGTGGACCGAGCAGAAGTGGCGAACCAAATCAGGCAAGCCTTCCAGCAAGACCGGAGAGCGTTATTTGCCTGAATCTGCGATCAATGCACTGACTTCGGCAGAGTATGCTGCTACGTCACGCAAGAAACGTGAGGATACGCGCAAGGGCAAGCAGTTCTCAAAGCAGCCTAAAAAGATTGCACGTAAAGTACGAACCCACAGGAGCATCTGATGAAGAACAAGCTGAAGATGGTAACTAAAGGTGGCAAGAAGGTTCCGGCCTTTGCTGCCGATGGTGTAGGCAAGATGAAAAAAGGCGGGGCAGTTAAAAAGGGCTATCATCGGATGCCTGACGGCAAACTGATGAAAGATTCGGCACATAAAAGAGGTAAGTGACATGGCTGGACGTGGAATGGGAATCGCCACCAAGGGCGGCGGGTGTGTAGGGAGCGGTCCGAAGAATCGTATGATTTCGGAAACCAGCAAAACTAGTGGCCCTGTCATGATGGCTAAGGGCGGCATGGCAGACAAAAAAGGTCGCGCCATGAAGATGAAATCCAAGGATGCCAGTGGCCGTGCCATGATGGCGGATGGCGGCATGGCCGTCAGCCCGCGCAAGAAAATGGCAATGGGCATGATGGGTGGCGGCATGATGCGTAAATACCGCAAAGGCGGCATGGCGTGTAACTAATGGCTACTTCAGGAACGACGGACTTCAACCTCCAAATCGACGATCTCGTCGAAGAGGCCTTTGAGCGTTGTGGGATGCGGATGACGGCTGGCTACCAGCTGTCGTCCGCTCGTCGTTCTTTGAATTTGCTGTTCCTTGACTGGGCGAATAGGGGACTCAATCTTTGGACGATTGAGGAAGCGACCTATTCGCTTGTGCAGGGCAGCCGGGTGATCTCTCTTAGCACCGATACCATTAACGTGCTCTCGGCGGTGATCCGGCAGACGATCAACGGTCAGCAGCAAGACATTTCGCTGGATCGGATCAGTCGTGAAGACTATCTCGACATGCCTGACAAATTGACGCAAGCACGGCCGGCCCAGTACTACGTTGAACGCACCAATACCCCGAAGGTGTATTTCTATCCAACAGCGGATACGAACTACACCTTTGTGTATTACCGTATTCGACGCATACAGGACGCAGGCGGCTATACCAACACGGCCGACGTAAACTTCAGGTTCCTGCCGTGCTTGGCTTCAGGGCTGGCTTACATGCTGTCCCTCAAATACGCACCAGATCGCACCGGCGCCTTGAAACAAATATACGAAGAAGACTTCCAGCGCGCCGCGCTTGAGGACAGGGACACTGCCAGCGTGCATTTTGTCCCTGATTTCGGTATTTGAAATGGCTTTTGCAACAGGAAAATTTTCCTACGGCCTGTGCGATTACTGTGGCCAGCGCTACCCGTACCAAGTTCTGCGGAAGAACTGGGAAGGGTTCATGGTATGCCCGGAGGATTACGAGCCGAAAGAGCCGCAACTTATGCCGCTCAATTACCGGGGCGATGCAATTGCGCTTCGGGACCCTCGCCCGGACCGTACCGAGCCCACGGTAATATATTTGGGCGTACCGGCTGATTCAGCTTTCCAGAGCATTGGAAGCGCTTACAATACCGTCAACATGCGCCCCTTCCCGCAGCAGAATGCTGTTCAAGGGGTTGGGCAGGTGGGGCGGGTCACCGTGGTGATAAGCTGATGACTTACGACGAGTTGGTTACAAACATTCGGAACTATACCGAGGTCAACAGTAACGTGTTCACCAGTTCGGTGATCAACACGTTCATTACCATGGGAGAGAATCGCATTCTCCGGGATATTGACCTTGACGTGTTCAAGAAGGAATCCACAGGGTCACTGACCAGCGGCAACAAGTTTTTGGGCGCACCCAGCGACATTCTGACGCACCGTTACTTGATGCTTACCAACTCTGGCGAACAGATATTTCTGGATTTCCGGGACACGTCCTTTATGAAGGAGTACTGGCCGGATGGCACAGAGACGGGGATTCCAAAGTACTTTTCTGTCTGGGACCAAGACACCTTCTATGTCGCTCCAACTCCCAACAGCAATTACACGGTTGAGTTGGGCTACATCTACCGCCCTGCACAGCTTTCTTCCACGAACCAGACAACATGGGTCAGCAACAACGCCCCCGAGGCGCTTTTGTATGCCTGTTTGATTCAGGCCTATAGCTATACTAAAGGACCCTTGGAAATGCTGCAGTACTTTGAAAACAGCTATAAGCAGGCTGTACAGGGTCTTGGAATTGAGCAGCAAGGTCGCCGTCGCCGTGATGAGTATCGTGATGGCATGATCCGCTTGCCTATTCGTTCAGATTCACCGGGTCCATAACCATGTTCAGCATCGTAACCGGCGCACAGCTTGGCGAAATCAAGACTTCCATGGTATCTGGCCGAGGGTTTACTCCCGAGGAGATCGCAGAGCAGGCGCTGAACAAGATCGTGTCGATTGGAGGCAACTGCCACCCGGTCATCCGGGATCAGGCGGAGGCTTTTAAGAACGAAATCCGTGGAGTGCTGGTCCACTACATGCGACAGGCGGTGCGGTCTAACCACACCACATTGGCAAACCGCTTCCGAGCCGCTGGGCACCCGGAACTTGTGAAACTACTGGAGAACTAAAATGCCGATTTCAATTACTACCGCAATGCCCACCAGCTTCAAAGTAGAAATACTCAAGGCTGTTCATAACTTCACCGCTTCGACGGGTAACACGTTCAAGATTGCGTTGCTGAAGGCCGCTTCGGCAGGATCGGGCACGTTTGGTGCTGCTACGACAGCTTACGGCGATCTTGGCTCTGATGAGCTGGCGAACGGCAGTGGTTACACCACGGGCGGCAATACGCTGACTTCGGTGACCCCGGTGGCTGACGGCACGACCGCTATCTGTGACTTTTCGGACACGACGTGGACTTCGGCCACGTTTACTTCCTCTGGCGCGTTGATCTACAACGACAGTGCTACGGGCGACCCGGCTTGCGCCGTGTTGAGTTTCGGTGGTGACCAGCAGGTAAGCTCAGGCGATTTCCAGATTCAATTTCCTGCTGCCGCAGCCGCGACTGCCATTATTCGTATTGCGTGAGATAGTCTGTGAGCGCCACGACCTACACTAAAGGTTGGGGTGAAGGCGCTTGGGGCTATAACGGCTTCGGGGGCATAGCCCCTGCTTATGTAGTTGATGGCGTTGCAGGGACGGGGGCAGTTGGTACTGTAACCCTGCTGGTTACCAAAGTCGTTGCGGTAACCGGAGTTGCAGGAACAGGCAGCGTTGGCACAGTTGCCTTGCAGATTGACTCTAGCGTGGTGCCGACTGGCGTACAGGGCACCGGCCAGATTGGGGGTTTTGAAGTACAGGTTGACGATATCGTCATCCCCATCGGCGTAGTTGGCACGGGCGCTGTTGGCAGCGTTGTTGTAGCAGTCAACGAGACGGTAGTACTGACTGGTGTAGCCGGTACAGGCGCTGTTGGCACAGTTGCCATCACGGTCAACGACGCAGTAATTCCCACGGGCGTGGCCGGTACAGGCGCTGTTGGCACGGTCGCCCTGCAGATAAACAGTAACGTAGGAGTTACCGGAGTATCCGGTACGGGGGCAGTGGGGACGGTAGTCCCTGCCTATGACGTTGATGTAGCTGTCACAGGGGTGACGGCGACCGGAGCGGTTGGCACGGTAAACATCAGGCTCAACCGTACAGTATTGCCCACGGGCGTAGCCGGTACAGGCGCGGTAGGTGACGTAGAACTAGAAATAGACGATGCTGTTACTGTCGTTGGAGTACGCGGCACAGGAGCCGTAGGAACTGTTAGAATAATCGGGTGGACCAACGTCAATGACGCGCAGACACCGAACTGGGTGAATGTAAACGACGCGCAGACACCGAATTGGGTAGAAGTCGATAAGGCAGCTTAGGAGACCTCATGGCGACTTATGTGAATAACCTCCGATTGAAGGAGATCACGACGGGCGACGAGTCCGGGACGTGGGGAACAAGCACTAACACCAACCTTGAGTTGATTGCTGATGCGTTTGGCTACAGCACGGAGTCCTTGGCCTCTGATGCGGATGCGACGATCACGATGGCCGATGGCGCTGCCGATGGCATCCGGGCGCTGTATGTGAAGATTACTTCCGGCGTTTCCCTGACCGCTACCCGCACCGTGACGATTGCCCCGAACACGGTGTCCAAGGTCTGGATCATTGAGAACGCCACCACAGGCAGCCAGTCGATCACGATTGCGCAGGGTTCCGGTGCTACCGTTACGATTGCCAATGGCACTAAAGCCATGGTGTACAGCGATGGCGCGGGGGCGGGCGCTGCAGTTGTTTTGTCTAACCCTACGGTCTCTCTTTCCTCGGGCGTCACCGGCACGCTTCCCGTAAGCAGTGGGGGTACCGGCGCAACAACCCTCACGTCTAATAACGTCATCCTCGGCAACGGCACGAGCGCGGTTCAGTTCGTAGCACCGGGCACTAGCGGCAACGTATTGACCTCTAACGGTACGACATGGTCGTCTGCAGTCCTTCCGGCTGGTGGTTTGACCTACGTTGTTAAAACCTCCACCTACACCACGCAGGACAAAGAAGGCGTCCTAGCGGACACGTCTGGCGGTGCATTCACGGTCACTCTACCTGCGACTCCTGCAACAGGCGCTCAAGTAGTAGTTGCTGATGCCGGGGCCAACTGGGGCACAAACAACCTGACCGTAGGCAGGAATGGCTCTACGATTGGTGGTTTGGCAGAGAACTTGGTCTGCGATATCACTGGAGCCAGCGTCCAGCTTGTTTATGACGGTTCTACTTGGGAAGTCTATGCGCAGATCGGTGGTAACGGGGGCAACGCCGCCACTCAGCCGGGTAACAATGCCTTCACCGGGGCCAACACGTTCTACAACGCTACAGGCCAGACTTTCGGCACGGCGACCTCGACACAGGACGGCTTGATTCTCGCTGGTCGTGCTGGTGGGTCGTCATCGTACAGGGTAACGGTGCAGCCGGGGACGCTTACTGCCTCAAGAACGCTCACGCTACCCGACGCGACTGATACCGCTGCTGTTCTCGGTACGGCCCAGACTTTTACCGCAACACAAACTCTCAGCGGCTCCAGCACCACGATTGCCACCGTTTTGAAGAACGCAGCAGAAGCCACCACTATTAGCGCGACGGCAGCGACAGGTACGATCAACTTTGATGTGCTGACTCAAGCGGTTGTTTACTACACTTCAAATGCTTCAGCCAACTGGACATTGAACGTCCGGGGTTCGTCTAGCACTTCACTGAATACGCTGATGTCCACAGGGCAGTCGGTAACGATAGCGTTCTTGGTCACGCAAGGCTCCACGGCTTACTACCAGTCGGCGTTTCAGGTCGATGGCTCTTCGGTTACACCAAAGTGGCAGGGCGGTACAGCACCAACAGCAGGTAATGCGAGCAGCATTGATGCTTATGTTGTGACGATATTCAAGACAGGTTCGGCTACCTTTACTGCGTTTGCATCCCAGACGAGGTTTGCATAATGCCATTGCTAGAAACCAAAGGCGCTGGATCAGCTCAGGGGTTTGGGGAATTCACTGCCTCTGCGCCTAAAGTGTATATCGAGGATGTGTTCTCGACGTATCTCTATACCGGCAACGGCTCTACGCAGACCATCACGAACGGGATTGATCTGTCCACGAAGGGTGGGTTGGTTTGGGTCAAGTTGCGCAATAACGCCAGCGCAAGCGGAAACGTGTTATTTGATACCGTTCGCGGGGCATCCAAAAAACTGGAATCCAATTCCACAGGCGCACAATCAGACTGGACGCCTTACGGAGTTTCTGCGTTTGGCTCAACAGGATTTACTGTAGCGGATGATGGCGCAGGTAACTACATCACCAACGTCAGCGGCGGTAACTACGCCTCATGGACATTCCGCAAGCAGCCGAAGTTCTTTGATGTTGTGACGTATACGGGGACTGGCGTTGCTGGCAGGACTGTGGCGCATAATCTCGGCAGCGTGCCGGGGTTCATTATTGTAAAAAGTACAACTACGGCTGTTAACTGGCGAGTTTATCACAGAAGTGAAAGCTCAAAATATGCAAGCCTAAACTCGACGGCAGCTTTTCAAACCACGAACGCGCAAAATGTATGGGGCAATAATTCAACTACAATTTCGCCAACATCTACAGAATTTACCGTTGGCAC